ATCTGATTCTGAAATTACATCCGTTCCGTATAAAGCATTATATAAACTTCCCCACCTTGCATTAGCTGCGTTTAGAGAATACCTTGCATTCATAAGAATAAGATGATGCTAAGGTTCCTCTTTTTTTACGAATTAAATAAAATCCATCTATTAAATTTTTAGTCTCTCCACATACTCTACATTCCCTATCAGAAAGTAATAAATGTCCTAATCTTATTTGATTATCTAATTCCACTACCTATATTCCCACATATGTGACATATCTCCATATTCATCAGTATTCCAATTACCAGGAGTTCCTGCTAATCTATCTAACTCCAAAGAACCATTATCCATTGTTGTCCAAGTATCTCCTTCTGCATCAACAAATACCTCATCATCTAAACCATCCATAATAAATCCAAATGGAGCCATATCCTGCTCTATCTGATTTTTTTGTTCTTCGTAAAGTCTTCTACGAACATCCTGATCAGTTATCTCTTTAAAATAATCCTGCTCAACTAACCATGCATATATGACCAGACACATTGCAAGGTCATCATTACATCCATCCTCTGCTTCAAATGAATTACTTTTTTGAATGAATGTTGAAAGTTCTCTCATTATCTCATAATCATTAAATATAAGTTTATCCGATTCTATAAGTGTCTTAAGATTTAATGCTCCAACCTTTTTTACAGTCTTGGACATTTTAACTCCAAGTTGTGTTTTCTTTCCAGAAAAACCTTGTCCTACAATTTGTCCTGCTCTTCCTCTCATAGAACACATTAATACATTTTCATATTCCAAATCATAATTTAAAATAGATGCCACCTGATCTCCAACATCATTTACTTCGCATAAAATAAAAGCATTATTATATTTTGTCGCTACCTGATGAATAACATTAGGGAATAACATTGGTTTTATTTCATTATTCCTATACTTCGCAACAACCCTATGAGGGAAACTTGTAATATCAGTCAATACAAAAGCAGAATAATCTTTTACTACTCCTCTAGCAACGTCCACTGTCATTACATAATCATGTTTTTCTTGTGGGTCTTCATAAACATCTAAACCAGCACTTCGAGTCTTTGGTTCTTCATATACTAAAGTTCTAAGTTTAGATGGTGCAATTAGAGTATCAACAGATCCTAAGAACTCACACTCAAACTCATCCTTAAATTGTTCAGCAGATGTGTTTGCTATTGTTTGGGATTTCCATTTATCATCTCTACCAGGAACTTCTGACCAATGAACATCAGTATGTACATATTCATTCTTACCTCTTTCCGCATCATGCCACATGCGGTAGAAGTGATTCATTCCGTGGGGGGTCGAGACGATAATGACTTTAGTACTTTTACCACTAGTAATAGTAGGATAAACAGAGGCAAAAAACGAATCAGCAATATGATTTGGAACGAATGCAAACTCATCCAAAAACAGGATGTTGAAAGACATTCCTCGAACAGCACTGGCAGAAGTTGACGCAGCCAAGATTCTGGAACCATTTTCTAACTCCAAACTACCTTTATTCCAAGATATAATACCTTGCTGCATCCATTTAGGTAAGTTCTCATATGCAGTTTGTAATCTGCTAATAATTCCCTAGCAGTTGCTGCTTTGTTAGCAAGAATACCAATATTAACACTGGAATTAAAAACAGCATAATGAAGTAAGAACGCCACAACAGTAGTAGATTTACCTGTCTGACGAGGCATCTTACATATATTAAATCTATTATGATGAAAATTATTAATTAATCTTTCTTGAAAATCATATGGTTGAAAAGGTTGAAGACCTTCATCCAACGTCACAATCTTGACGTAGTTCATTGCAAAGTATACAGGATCTTCCTTACACTTAATAAACTCCTCAATATTATCAGCAGTAAATTCAACTTTAGTATTAGCCTTTTTTAAATTAGGATTACCAAGATATACATCAGCAGCTGCCATAATTTAATTCCTCAATTACTTAGTAAAACCGTCCCCTTGTCCTACATGGATATATGGATCACCATAATTAACAGAAGATATATAATAGTTTCTTAAAATAGCACTAGGATATACTTTGTTTAATGCTACTTCAACATCATCTTTACTTGGTTTGTTTGGTTGAGGGAAAAACATCTTACAATAATAACTCTTTCCTCTCCAACTATACATTAACTCATAAACATTTCCATTCTGAGCAGGAATTCTAGTTGTTGCTGCTTCTTCTATTTCTTCATGAGGAATAGTATTGCCATCAGCATCCTTTTGATGATGTTCAACAAAAGTTCCACCCTTTTGTTCATACCATTTATATGCCCAAGAATGAGCCTTAACTCCATATACACCAAATCTTTCTTCAGCTAATTCTTTAGCTCTTGCCCATAATTTAGGACGAGATGTATCAAAATTTGATTCGAGAATTTTTAGAGATTTTTCTCCCTCTAATCTATCTAATACTTTTTCAACAATAGGACTTGCCATCTTTCTCAGACACTTTTTTATATTTAGGCATTCATAGTTGTTCTAAACACTTTAAAAACAGTAGAATCACTAGAAGTAGGTGTTGCTAACAATCTAACATTACCACTGTCTATATCAGCATCAAAGGTAGCAAGACTAATTCCAGTCTTAATTGTTCCATATTCACTAATATAAACATTTCCTCCAGCATGAAGTAAGTTTATAGAAGTAGTGTGATAATCACTTCCTTTCTTAATTTGAACTTGATAAGTTGCAGCAGAATAAGTAGATGAACTAAAGGTATCTATTGATGCTTGTGCAGTAGAAGTTTTTGTAGAAGTTACACCTTCTATTCTAACAATATTAGAACCACCTAAATCTATTCCACTTCTAGCAGTAATCAATCCAACAGAATCAATACTAGTTACATCCTCATAAGTTAAAGTTCCACCTACAGATACATCTCCAGTAAAGGTGGCATTAACTGCACTTATATTTCCACTAAATGTACCAGTTGTTCCATCTACATTTCCTGTTAAAGGTCCAACAAAGGCAGATGCAGTTATAATTCCAGTAGTATTAACACTATCTTCTGTTCCTATTCCAGCAGCAGCACCACCTACCCATTTACCAGTAGAAGATTGATATTTAAGAACCTTATCATTAACTTTAGCAGAATCTCTATCAACATCATCTAAGAACTCAAGACGAACTTCTCCTCCACCACCTTGAGTGTGGACAATATTTTTTAATACATCTAGTTCTTTTCTTAATATAGCAATTTCAGATTCGGTAGTATTTTCTTTTATTATTTCCTTTCCAGTCTTCTCATTAATAGTATCTAATATTTTAATTGCGTGTTCTGCAGTAGTCTCTTCTGTAGCAATTTCATCAACAGCAGGTTTAACTGGTTTTTCCTTACTACCAATCTCTTGTTTTATTTCTTCATAATCATCTTTCTTTGCTTTCTTCTTAGTCTTTTTCTTAGGTTCAGAGAAAATAAAATTCTCAAAAATTTTAGCATCAGCAACTAATCTCTTTCTTGCTTCTTCTTTCTCCTTTTCCTTTTCTTGTAATTCTTTTTTAACACGAGCGGTTTCTACTGCTATATCTTGAAACATACTTTCAAGAGATATTTCACCTATTATTTCTTTTTGCTCTTCTTCTTTTTTCTTCTTTCCTTCTCCTATTAAAGAAAAGAAGTTATCCAGATTTTGATCCATCTTTACCTCCTTTCTTTAATAACTTTTGCAATTCAGCAGTAGAACCAACAAATAGTGCATTATTAACTGTGGTAGGACTTTTTGCTTCTTCCTCTTTATTAACATCCTTTACTTTCTTTTGCAAATCCATCAACTTATCAGTTGCATCAGAAACACTCTTAATCAACTGACCAGCCACTTCATATGCTCTAGGCATTTCACTATCTTGTGCAAGTTCAAGAATACCATTAATTGCTTCCTGACCCTTTTCTATAATGCTGTAAAGATTACCACGAGTATACTCATAGTCTTTTTCCACATCATCCTTTTTTAATCTATCAGGTTTCTCTAATGGAGAAACTTCAGTAGGAGTTATGTCAAGAGTGTCTTCCATTATGATATACTTCCATCAAATCCAAAATCATCACCAAATTCAATGAGCTCATTATCATCAGTTCCTGGATAATTGATACCCAAGACCTGTGCTCCCTTAACATGATTCTGAACTACTGTATTATCTTGAGCCCTCTTAACAGTCATCTTATTACCTGTTACAGACTCAACATACATCTCTTCTTGACCAATATACACATACTTCTCTGCTTCAATCTTAGTGCCATCATCTACTTCAATAACAGTTTCTAAGAGATCAACATTTTCAGCAATAAGAGTTACCACATCACCAGTGTAATCCTTGGTTGCTCTTCCAGTTACACTATAAGTAACATCTCTGGAAGGAGCAACACCCTTAGCACTGGAACCAGCAACGTATCCAACAGAAACCTTCTTGATAACATCTCCAGTAACATCTGCAATAGGACCGAATACGTAAGTCTTAGCAGTAAAATCTAAAGTATAAATTAATGCTCTTCTTGTCTCAAAATTTCCTTCATAATCATCTTCCATTTGGATGTTATCTAACTGAATAGGAACATCTCTTAATTCTTTTAAATTTCCCAAATACTTAATTGGAAGATTATAAGCAGGTTGGAAATAGGGTAATATCTGTTCTGTTATTTGAAGCATATCATCATTCAATTTTGTCATTATAGATAATTGAATTTTCATATTATAAGGAACAGGAACATAATTTTTATTCACTGTTGCTCCATCAGGAGTTTGATTAACAATTGTTTGAGTCTGTGTTGACTTTCTTGTTGGATCATACTGAAGACCTAAAAATTCAAATGACATTCTAGGAAGTGTCATAGAAACAGGTTTATTTAAATCTGCTTCTTGTTGCATTCTCGCAAGAAACTTTTGAGTAGGTCCGTAAGCTAAAGGAACTTTAACTGTAGAATTACCACTCTTAACTTCAAGTCCATTGAATAAAGATCCAAAGCCTATAATAACAGACCTGAAAATCTCGTTGTAAAAATACTCAAACATTATTTTATACCATTATACTTACTATTTAACAAAATAAAATTAAGGTACTCCAAATGGATTCTTTTCACTAAAGTCTAAAATAGAATCTGCTTCTGATTGGAATACATCATTTTCAGCAAAACCAGATACTAAATCATCAGTATTGACTTTTAATAAACCAAATAAAGCACCAGAATTATTACCTAAAATAGTTTCTCCTGCAACAAATTCCTTACTAACATCAGAAATTTCTAAAGTATTATTTACTGCATCCCATTCCTTGACTCTTGCAGTTGCTCCAGAAGTCTGACCTGTAATAGTTTCATTAAAGACATAAGAACCAGTTCCAACTCCAACACCTGCTCCAGTTGGTGCTTCAAATGTAATAGTTGGAACCTCAGAGTAACCAACACCAGCATTAGTAATATAAGCAGTTGTAACAACACCAGCAGAGTTAATATAACCAATACCATATGCAGCAGTGCTTCCTACACCAACACTTCCAGGTGCAGATACTGTGAATGTTGGATGTGTAGTATATCCAGAACCACCACCAACAAGGGTTACTACACCAATAGAACCAAGAGTTGTAATTCCTACAGTTGCTGCAGCACCTACACCAAACCCAGAAGGATCTTGAATAGTGATCCAAGGTGCTTCTGT